ATGATTACCAAACAAAATCCAGGTCAACAAAAGCGAGTTCTCATAAATCCGTTCAAAGTCAGCCAAAATGAAGAGGAACAAACTGAATATGAAGAGGATTGCCTAATGTTATCTAGTTTAGATTCTCTCGAGAGTAAGCATGAGCTTGTGATTGAGAGTATAAGCTACATATCAGATAGACTAGCGTATGACCAGTTAGGCAGTGCGAAAGATGATGTTTGGTCAAGATTGATTGAACTACAGGAATACAGAAAGATGCTTGCTGAGTATATAGAATACCGAAAATACATCGAGCTATGATTATCTTAGGAAGCAACACTAGGTTGGGCTTTTTTCAAGTATCAACTGCAATAGCTCAGGGTTATCTTCCATAGGCCCAAGTGATAGTAGGCTGCTTATGTATACATAAGCAGCCTACTCATTTTTTGTCATTTCGCCCATCCATTTGCCTCTTGTGTATTAGTTTTAACGCCTGTTTAAACGCGGTTAAACGTTGCTTGTTATTAGTTAATGCAGTTGTATCCACGTTATATAAAGCAAGCTGTTCCCGTTGTTCTCCTGCGTTTAAACGTGTAAAGCGTTTAGTTTCCACTGTTAGCATATTTGTATAGTAATCGTTCATCGAATAGTCATTAGTTAAGTAATCACTGATCATTTTAATAGCATCAGCAAGTGTTAACCCAGTACGTTTAGCTAGTGTATTAAGCCTGTTCTCAATCCCTCCAAGTAAGAATGCACCGTTACATGTACGGCACAAAACCTCTCTTATGTGATGTGTTGTGTGGTCGTGATCGACTACTAAATCGCTATTATTTTTACAGAAGTGACATTTAGCATTAGCCCTTAGTTCAGCTAGTTCCTTTTGGTTAAGTATCAGTTTTTGTTTGTTTTTTACGTTCATCAAATGTCCATCAAATCCTTATAAATACATAAAACTATTTAGAGGAACCAAGGATGGTGAACAGTGATAAAGCTAGTGATGTAGCTAGTAATATAACCAGTCGTTTAAGCAGTCGTAACGCGCTTAAAGAACGGATAAAACTAAACGAAGGAACTATTGAATATCAGCAGTACAAAGGCTTTTTCAGTGATGGTCATTTTCATTCATATAAATGTAGTGAGGGATTTACCACTATTGGATACGGGCATAGATGTGCTGATAACCAGCTACCAATAACGCCATTAGAAGCTGATGCTTTGTTAGATAAAGATATTGAAACGGCTAGGACATTAGCAGCCAAGATACACATAGATGAGTATCAAGTGGTTAATGATGTATTAATCGAGACAGTATTTCAGATTGGCTATAACGGCTTATTGAAGTTCAAAAAAATGTTGCTTGCTTTGAAAGCAGGTGATTATGAAAAGGCGGCTTATGAAATGAAAAATAGTCGTTGGTATAAACAAACACCTACGAGAGTACAGAAGCATATTGATGTGCTGTTAAGTGTTAAAGATAAGTAGGTAAGTAGGTAAAAAGACAAGGAGATGTCATGGGAACAATAATCGTACAAGGATTGTTAGCTGCATTAAAAAGTGTGTTATTAGCTGTTGCTAGTGAAGCATTGATTAAATGGGTAATCATTGAGCTAGCTGTTATGGCTGCTAAATGTACTGCTACTACATTTGATGATGAACTAGTGCAGAAGATTAAAGCTGCATTAGAACAACGAAATCAACTAGAAGTTAAGTAACTAAAAGTAGAAGTAAGACTGAAGTTAAAGAGCCTAGCATTGCTGGGCTTTTTTGTGACTCAAAAATGACGTATGAAAATGATTTGTGGCGCGGAACAACTTCCCATAGTGCCTTCGGGTTCCCTGCTGTAGAACTGCCGCTGAGCGTAGTGATGGGCTGTGAAACAGCTACCTAATCTCTTAATGTGCTTCTCATAGCTTTTAATATTGTTGCTTCACCTAATGTATAGCGAAAGCGAAAAACATTGGTTGCCTTTGCTGTGCCTACAAAAGGCAGAGCGAAGCAACAAAGTTATACTTGCTTCACTATCATTTTAAGAGCTATAGAGTTTACGAGATAGCTCTTAGAGCGACAGCGAAGTGATGTATTGAACAACAATACAGGAACGTTAGATAGTATCTTAATAGCAAGCGAGAAAACCAAGGTTCCAGTTTACAAATCCAGAAATAATCACGAATCTGCTTATAAATCCAACAGAAATAGCTTAATAAAGCAGCGCGTAAACTGATTAGGCGTAAACTCAAATGTGATATGCAGAAATCCAGCTATTACAGCCACAAAATAAACTGAAATGCTAAATACTACGTAAACTGAAAAACGAGTTTACCACAATGGAATGTTATAATAGTACATAGGACAACACGCAAGGAGTGCATCATGTCTACACAAAGAACCACTAAGATTTACATCAACGACCAAGACACTATTATCGGTCAATCAACCAAAAAAGCTGGCACTCTTTCAGGCTATGTTTATATCACTACTATTCTTGATGAAGAAGTTCCTGATCAAGTAGCTAAGTGCCAATATCGCATCACAACAACCACACCAGATACCAAAGTTCTTAATGATTGGGATTCAATGTTCAATGGTGCTGTTGAGTCATACAAGAAGCATTACTCAAAAAACTATGAGGGTGTATCAATCAAGTGCGGCAACATAGTTCAAGAGAGAAACTTACAGCTAGGCATTATGCGTGATGTGAATGTTGCTTGCTGGGTAGCTGCTTATGATCAAAACGTCATAGCATTTCAGATTCATTATCCGTCAGGTGCAATATTCCAATCACATGATGTAGCTATGAGTACTAATGCTAATGGTCAACGCGAATGTGACATTGTTACTGCTACTAAGACAACATTCGATCCATCAATAAAAATGACTGTATTGAAAGGTGGTGAAAAGACACATAGACGTGAGGGATCTAAGTTATCGTTCAGTGATGAAGCTGAGATACTTCGCTGCTTACAGGACAAGAAAGCTGGGAAATCGAAAATCACTGGTGCATTGCTTGCGACACAATATCAAGTATCAAAGATGGCGATTAGTAAGCTAAAGAGTCGCTTTGAAGCTGAGGGTAAGCTTTAACAGTTTAGGATATACAATAAGCGTAAACAGCTAAAAACAAGCCTAAAAAGCCGCTAATAACAACGAAAAACTAGCCATTCCTAAGCAAAAACAGCCATTTTTTACAATAGTAAAATATTCCGTGTACTTAGCCGGAAGTTTCTAGTCAGCTCATCACGTATGTAGAAATAAAGTAAGGCTCTCATGTTAATCATGATTGAGCCTTTTTTTTGGCCTTTACAAAAACGACTGTTCAATAAATCAACTATGTGGCGTTTTTTAGCCCGTTTGAAGCACTTTTAAATCTCAAAACATAAATACCTATGAAGAAAGGCAAAAGCACTTTCAAACAATATAAAGGTATCTTATGAACACAAGCAATAACACCAACACCAACACTTCAAAAAAACACTCATTAAAAAAGCCATTCAAGCTTAACAGAGCTACAAAGCTAACTTTCGATTATACGCCTAATAATAGTAAAGCTGGTTATAGCTACGAAGCGCGTACTGTAGCAAAGATTATCAAAAGCTATGGTGGACGTGCAGCTACATTAGACGAGCAGTTAAAACAGGGCATTGACTACGTATCAGTTACTGGTGAAACGATTGATGTGAAACACCAGCCAAAAGCATTTATTCACGGCACTATCAACGTTGAGCTATTGGAATATAACACTGACGATCCAACCATTAATAACTTAGGCAGCTTCTTACATAGCAAAGCTGAAACTTATTATTGGTGTATACGTGATGATGAAGTTGAAGATGTACTTGTGTTCGATAAAGAAGCGCTGAAGCCATACATTGACCGAGTTATGAGCGGGGAAAGTATTGTAGGTTTTTTACTCAGTGAAAGTAATAGTCTTCACGCACGAAATGAATCACGCCAACACGGATCAAGTAAGTTCGATAACGCTGTTACATGTCGAGTAGATATTCATTTAGTGAAGCAGATTCAACGCGAATATGAAATGAAACAAGCTGGTATTAGTTTTAACTAAGTCTTGAACAGTACTAGTAAGAATATTAAGCCCGTTTGACAGGCTTTTTGTTTAGAAACCCTAAATACATATAAGAAAGCAACACTTACAAATAGCAGGTAATAAAATGAATATGAATAAAAATGATGATGACAACGAAGTTACTATGGTAAAAGTCCAATGTGATAACGCTTACTATATTGGTTATTTAAAAGGCAGAATGTTACATAGAAGAAATATGCCAGCGTTTATTCAGCATTATGAAAGTGGACTAGTTAAAAGTGAATCGTGGTATATAAATGGAAAACTTCATAGATTAGATGCTCCTGCTGAGATCGAATATTATGAAAGTGGACTAGTTAAAAGTGAATCGTGGTATATAAATGGAACGCTTCATAGATTAAACGGTCCAGCTAAAGTTGAATATCAGGTTGATAACAGTATACATAAAGAATATTGGTATGTTGCAGGAAAGAAGCATAGATTGTTTGATCATACTGTTGATTATTCAAAGGTAATAAAGGTTGTAAGTGGTGTTTGGTTTGATGATTAGAATATTAAGCCCGTTTGACGGGCTTTTTGTTTAGAAACCCTAAATACATATAAGAAAGGAAGCAACGTAAAAGCAGCATAAGGATATCAGGAATGAACGCACAAGGTTTAAAACAATACCAGCAACACCAGCAACACAATGAAAACAAACAACTGACATTTGACGATCCAATATTAGGACGTGTTCCTGTTATTCATCTAACAACAATAAGTATTAACGAATATCAACTAACACCATTTGAACCATTTGAAGTTACGAAAGAACTATCAGATTTAAGATTTAAACGTGTAGGCGATAATGTACAGGTTTTTAAACTATCAAAAACACAAGTGGTTAACGACTAATAACTAAGGAGCAATGTATGAAATGTTTAAATATAATAGATACACCTATGGTAATGATATCATTAATGTTCATGATGAGTGCTAGCTTATTTGGGCAATCAATAGTTTTTGAAAAGTTAAATACAATAGAACAAAATCAAATAGTAATAGCTAATAACTTGAAGATTAAACTTGATGTTATTAGTGAAAATGTATGTAACGTAAAGGAGTAATAATGGGTGAGATGACTAAAACAATCACAGCTGACGATATATATAAAAAGTACTTTCTTACTAGTTTAAAGCGTAAAGTATTTGATGAAGTGTATGAAGCAATACAGAACAATCAATCAGTTGATACTAAGTCGTTAGTTGAACAATCAATACAAAAACATTCAACACAATCAAACCACTCAAGTGTTAATACAGGTTATGGGTTGAATAGAGTGTTTATAACTGCAAGTATGTTAAAAAAAGCAACGTTTGAAGACACTCAAGCTGGTCAAGATCTTAATAGAATAGTCAGTGAAAAAGTTGATAGCTACAATAAACAACTACTAAACAACGACATATCAAATACATTAGATACTTTGATGTGCCTTATTGAAGTAGAAGACATATGTATAAAAACAAGTCGCTCTAGTATCAAAGATATAATCAATACTAGGTACTCTGATTTAGATGAAACAGATCAGTTTACCGTTACCTTAGCAACAGGATATCAAATATGAAAGCAACACTACTCACTTGGTATTACGAATCAGGTCAACTGAAAGAAGAAAAATATTGCGTTGATGGTAAAAGACATAGATTAGATGCTCCCGCAGTCACTAAGTATTACGAATCAGGTCAACTGAAAGAAGAAAGCTACTTTGTTGATGGTAAAATACATAGATTAGATGCTCCCGCAGTCACTAAGTATTACGAATCAGGTCAACTGAAAGAAGAAAGCTATTGGGTTGATGGTAAAGACATAACTAACGAACTAACGAACGCGCACTACTTCACATCACCACCTGAAATGAAAGCATTCATATTCTCAATGATGATGGCATCGGATTAGAACAATAAACAACAACTAAACACCATACCAAATACATTAGATACTTTGATGTGCCTTATTGAAGTAGAAGACATATGTATAAAAACAAGTCGTTCTAGTATCAAAGATATAATCAATACTAGGTACTCTGAACTAGATGAAACAGATCAGTTCACCGTTACATTAGCAACAGGATACAACAGTATATAAGACACTTATGTGAACTTAGTTTATCTATGTATAAATAAAAAGTAAGCAATAACACACAAAAAGGATAAAACATGAACACAATCCAACATGAACAACAAACAACTCTAAGATACTATTTGAGAGATTATAATGAGTTAAACAAAATCAACACTAACCTAACTGTGTTGCCTTCTACTGATGTAACAGAACAACAAAATCAACTAAATGTATTGATGGATAAAATCAAAATATTAGTAGATGATTTAAACACTACACGTGAATCATTAGGATTAGAAGAACTTGTTATCTATATACCTCAAATGGTATTGACGCGTATAAAGTAAAATAACAGCAGTAACAACTAAGACTAAACAGACACTAGAAATAGAGTTGTTACTACAGCAACAGGATACAAAAATGAAAAGTAAATACAGCTTACAAACAATATACGATTTAAACAAAGAGCTAAACAAAGCTACTAATCCAACCATAGAAGATATTGTTTTATTCTTCAACATCATGTTGGCTAATCCGCGATCATATGACGATACAGGAGAAACTTTTATATGGAGTTGTGCTCTTTTGTATTTTAACAACTGCATTATAAGTGAACCTACAGACCCTAATGCACCATACAAATACTATGTTGAGATTACACATGAACACATAGAACAAAAGTATAACGAACTAAGTGAAGCAGATCAGTTAGCTGTTACTACAGCAACAGGATACAAAAATGAACAGAATGAACACAATAACATTCAGAACTGAATCAACTAAAGATGATACATTTAGTGGTTATGATTTTAACACTAAGCGTGAAGTGAACTTATATATTAATAATAAGTTCCATAAGGTAATAACTATTATAGATAAAAATAGTTTATATGATTGCGAATACTATGTTGATGGTGAGTTACATGTAGCTGTGAGTATCGGTGAGCAAACAACCACAGGCAATGTATACGTCGAGACTGAACTGTATAAACAAAAAATAAAATACATTGAATGGTAATAATATGAATATAGAAAATGAAATAAAAGGCATCCTTAATAATATTGATACGAACAATCCAGAAAGCGAGTCTGTAAGTTTAAAGACACTAAAGCTGACTGTTATTGTTAATAATACAGTACTGAACGAATGCTTAGTTAAAAGTAATGCAACTGCATTTGAACTCCTAGAAATGTTTAATATGAACATGCTCGGTGAAGATGAATGTGTTGATCAAGTAAGCGTAAATAAAATGAACATAGACGATACTACTGAAGAATATGATGACTGGTATCAAATCGTAGTATTAACAATATTACGTAATACAGATACTGATACTGTTACTGAAGCAGAAGAAGTTATAGAAGAAACATATACTGAACCAACTGAACCAACTGAACCAACTGAACCAACTGAACCAACTGAACCAACAGATACAGATACAGATACAACAGATGAGAACATGTACTAAATCAGGATGCATCACAGCTCATTTAAATGACAATGGATACTGTGATACACACCAGCAATACTACCAATCCCAAGTATCAGAACGACATAAACGATACAACAAAGACCGCCCATCACGACACTCATTCTACTTCACTAATACTTGGAAACGATTACGTGACCAATACATACGTGAACACCCATTATGCTGTCATTGCGATGCGTTAGGCATTACTAAGCTTGCTACATTAGTCGATCACATTGTTGAACTACAGGACGATTACAGTAAGCGTGATGATTACTTGAACTTACAAAGCTTATGCCACGCCTGCCATAACGTTAAGACAGGTAAGGCACAGCAAGAGCGTAAGAAGAATGAGTTAGTAAAGGGAATAGGTAGAGACATTAACCAGGGATGGTAATAACTAATAAGCACATACAAGGACAAGGAGTAATAGATGATTAAAGTTGAACAACTACATAACGTGATGATGGACTATAACGGTGATGTGTTATGGATTAAGTACTGTGATAACAATGGACTGACTATAACGTCACTGAACAATCAAGAGACACTTACAGGTGACGTTGAACTAGATGTACTTAGGTTCATTATTAAAACGCTAAGCATGATAGATACAGCAGACAGCACTGATACTGACAACACTGACAGATGGCTACACAAGTAAGTATAAGGTATTAAGTATAAGCCCTCAATAAATCCTCATAAAGCCCCACTGAAAGCCAAGTGATCCACTACTGAACGCACTTGAACCACTACTGAAACTGACTAAATAACGCATATTCCGCTCTTTATTTTTAAATAAATAACATAGGGGGGTGGGTAAAGTTTAAAAACAAAACGTTTAAACAACGCACCGAAACCGATCTTAATAAATATTATTCCTAGCACCCCAAAAAGTGTGGTGCTTTCTGCTGCGTGGAGCAAAGCCAAGGAGGGCTTATGAAAAAACTTAAATGGCTGCCTAAGCCGTCTGAACAGTTTTACAAACAAGTATCAAAAATCATCGAGGGTACTTATAGCGACACTGATGAGATTGATAATGTGTTGATGAGCATGTTAGCGATTGAGCTTAACGAGTATGTTCAAGCTATTAATGAACTTGAGATAAACGGTTCAACAATCACTGTTAAGGGCGCTAATGGTTACGAAGTAACAAAACAATCACCAGCAGTACAGACCAAACAAGCCGCATTTAAAAACATCATCGAGCTATTAACCAAAACAGGTTTATTAAAAGATCCAATGTTTCGTGCTGGTGTTGCTAGTGCTGATGCTTTTACTGACTTCTTAAATGAGGATATCTAATGAGCCTTAGCAGATATGAAATGCTGCTTGATGTTCATGGATTTAATACAAAGCTAAAAGATATACCAACAATACCCACACAAGATTATCGACAAGCATATCTCTATGCAGCAGACATTATCACTGGATATATCAATAGCAATAAGTACATCAAACTAGCATGTCAAAGATTTATAGATGATTTAAAAGCATCATCTGAACCTGATTTTAAATACATGTTCTCAACTAATAAAGCTCAGCGAATAGTTGATTTCTATAAGCACATGAAACACACAACAATGGACTTTTATGGCAAGCCATTTGAGCTTATGCCGTGGCAGATATTCATTGTTTCAAACATCATTGGATGGTTGAAAAAAGAACCACATCACCGCAGTAAAAAGCATGTAAGACGTTTTACAGAAGCACATCTTTGGGTAGCACGTAAGAATGGTAAATCAGCATTATCATCTGGTTTAGCATTGTATTTCTTCTTAGCTGATGGTGAGCGTGGAGCACAGGTTTATTCAGTAGGGCCATCGCTTAGACAAGCAAAAATCGTATATGAGCAATCAACAGAACTCATTCAAACGATGCCTGTTAAGCACGATAAAGCATTTAAAAAACGCTTTGATGGTATGCATTATTCGAACTCGAAATATCAGCCACTAGCTAACAACAGTTCAACACTTGATGGTTTATCAAGTCACTTAGTCGTATGTGATGAGATACATGAATGGACGGATAGAAACTTATACAACGTAATGAAAACAAGTACAGGCGCAAGGACTCAGCCGTTAATGCTCGTTATTAGTACAGCAGGAACGATCCTAGATGGTATTGCTGTGGACTTGTATAAGCGCGGCCAGCGCATGTTAGACAAGGTTATTCAAGCTGATCATATGTTCACAATGATTTATGGGATTGATGAAGATGATGATTACTTTGATGAACATGTTTGGATTAAGGCAAACCCAACTTTAGGTCTGGTAAAAACATATGAAGAAATGCGAAAAGACTCAGAAGCAGCACGCGATATGGTGTCGCAGAGGAATGATTATCTAACAAAGCATCTTAATGTGTTCTGTCACAGTGAAAAGGTGTGGTTAAAGAAACAAGATTTAGATAAATGCGTGGCAGATTTAGATTTTAATGCTGAGAAATACAAGCGTTATGACTGTTATATAGGCGTGGATTTAGCTCAAAAAATCGATTTAACCGCTGTATCAGCAGTCTTCAAAGTGCCTGCTAGTGATACTGAATCGGGCAAGATTGAATATCATTTAATGCAAAAACATTACATAGCCCGTGGCGCTATAAATAAAGCATCAGAACAAGTCCAAAATCTTTATCACACATGGAGCTTACAAGGTTACTTAGAGATAGTTGAGTCAACTATTACAGACTTTGATCTTGTGCGTGATTACATAGCTGATTTGAGTAAGAAGTATAACGTTATTGAAGTCGCATTCGATCCAGCACAAGGCAATCAGCTAATGAATGACTTGAGGAATAAACACGGATTAACAGTAGTTGAAGTAAAACCAACACCAGTACAACTAAACGAACCTACTAAACGTGTAGAAGCGATGATTGTTGATAGTTGTATTAAATATAACGGTGATAAGGTTTTTGAATATTGTTGCTCTAATGCGTTATTAAAAAATCATGCAAATAATATTGTCAGTGTTGTGAAAAATACTAATGAAGATAAAACAGACAGTTTAATGGCGATGATTATTGCTGCATCACGTATTACAGAAGAATCAACTCAAAGCATATATGAAGATATGAAAGGTTTGGTATCTATAAGATATAAATAACAGGAGAAAAATATGGAATGGATTCCAAGTTTTTTCAGAAAGAAAGAAAATACAAAGAGTAATGATAATAGCTTTAACGACCTAATGCGAAGAATACGAAATCAAGGCAGTACTGCTTCATTAACTGAAATGGAAACTTTAGGGCTAAGCGATATTCTTGCTTGTATTAAAGTTAAATCAAACACTGTTAGTCAGTTACCTTTAAAAATGTTCAACATAACAAATGGCCGTGTTTTATTAAAAGCAAAAGATAACCCAACAGTAAACACATTAACAAAACGTCCTAATAACTATCAAACAATGCATGATTTTATAAAAATGATGATTATGCATCTTGATGTTAGAGGTAACTTTTACGCTCTTATTACTCGTGATACTAGAGGTAATATTGTTGATTTATTTCCAATACCACCAGATATCAGACCTCAAGTTGAGTTAGTTGATGACACGTTAATGTATCGCTTAGGTGCTAATGTTTATGATCAAAGTGAAATATTACATGTTAAAGATTTTAGTTTCGACAGTGTACGTGGACTAAATAACTTTGATGTAGCGTGTAACGTTATTAACTTGAACTACTACGCACGTAATCACGGTATCAGTTTCTTCATGAATGGCAGTGCGCCAGCTGGTGTTATTACTACTGATAAAACTATGAGTAGAGAAGCACAAGTCGCGTTTCTTGAAAGCTGGGTGCAAACATACGGTGGTGCTGGTAATCACAATCGAACAGCGATGTTAGTTGATGGTGTTAAATACAGCCAAATAGGTACATCTAACGTTGATGCACAGTTTTTAGAAACTCGTAAGTATCAAAGAAGTGAGATAGCAGGTATTTTCTTAGTACCAGCATTCATGATTGGTGACTTGGAAAATGCTCATTTTAACAACATTGAATCACAAAACAGATTCTTCCATCAAACATGCATCGGGCCTCTACTTCAAAACATTGAAGAAAAGATTAATAGCATCTTACCTGACGGAATGGAAATCGAGTTCGATGACAAAATGTTCTTGCGTGGTGACGTTAAAACTCAAGCAGAAGTGCATAAAGCATACTTAGAAATGGGTGTTTATAGCGTTAACGAAATCCGTTCAGAAATCGGTGAAGAACACATTGAAGATGGTGATAAACGAGTTATTCAAACCAATAACATCACGTTCAACAATCCCTCTGAAGTACCTACGACAACTGAAAAACCACCTCTAACAAAACTATAAATACAACATCAATCAATCACTATCAGGTAGAGGTGAGTATGCAATATCGTGAATACGATCTTGATATTAAATCCGTTGATGAAAAAGGAATCATCGTTTGTTATGCGAATACATTTAACTATGTAGACAAAGCAAACGATGAAACGATTCAAGGAGCTTTCAAGAAAACAATAGCTGAACATACAGCTAAAGGCACTATGCCTAAAATGTTGTTTAACCATAATCGTAATGAACCAATCGGTAAATGGATATCGATGGAAGAAGATGAGTATGGTTTAAAAATGACTGGACAGTTAATACTAGAAGTTCAAAGAGCGCGTGAAATATATGCTTTATTAAAAGCAGATGCGATTAATGGATTTAGTATTGGTTATACAGTTAAACAGCAACAATATGATCGTATAAATAAAATAACAAAGTTATTAGAAGTTGAACTAGGAGAAGTTTCTATTGTTCCATTTCCATGTAACGACCAAAGCATATTAACAAGTATTAAAAGTATATTGGAAACAGGAGAGATTCCGCAGCCAAGTATTATTGAGAAAGAGTTAATAAGTCATTTCGGTTTAACTAAATCACAAGCATTAGCATTTATGTCTACTGGTTATAAAGGACTAAATACAACTGAAGAATATGAAGCTGAAAAGTCTATTAAAGAATCACAAGATGTAAAGCTAGATCAAATATTAGGACTATTCAAAAAGTCTTAAACACTTCTTTTATTTTATAAATAAATAAGAACTAAGAAACCAAATACGAATAGCGCGATGCGTTCGTACAGTCACGTCTGCGGGATGCGGATTAGAAGTAAAGGGAACTTACAATGGACAAACTAGATTTAATCATTGATGCCGTTTCAGAAATGAAATCAGCACAAGAACAAACACAAGTAAAAACTCAAGCTGATATTGAACAAGTTAAATCTGAAGCTCAAGAATCAGTTCAGCAAATAAAGTCAGATTTTGAAAATCGACTTATTGCTGAAGTTAACGATATTAAATCTGTCGCCACGGATGGTGCAGAAAAAATCAAATCAGAAATGAAATCAGATATCGAAAACGTTAAATCCGAAATCGATTCTGAAATCAACTCTATTAAATCAACAGTGCAAACACTGGACGCATTAGTTGCAAAACAAGGACGTAAAACAATGACTCAAAAAAATGTAGATGTTAAATCTCAAGTATTCAACGAAGCTATTCGTTCAGGTATTAAATCAGCAGCAGCTGGTGAAGCTTTCTTAGTAAAAGGTCTTAACACAGTTACCCAAGGTGACGGTGCTGAAACTGTATTAACTGACTTTGACTTAGCAGTTGTTGAACGTATGCGTTCACAAGGCGCGATGATTCGTGACATTGGTGTTCGCTCAGTAGCAAGTAAGCTATTTGAACGTTTCATTAAAACTAAAAACTCAGCTACTGCATGGGTTGATGAAGATGTTGCTAACTCTGGTATGGCTAATACTGCCGCTACTCAACGCGCTCGTGTAGTTTGTACTACTGGTAAAGTTGCTGCTTATCCTTTCGTTACTCGCGAAGCTATTAATGATTCAAAAATCGACATTTTCGGTGATTTAAAATCTGACGTTGCTAACCAAATCGGTCGTGCAGTACATGAAGCACTTGTTAAAGGTGTTACTGCTAACAAGCAACCAAAAGGTATTTTAGGTCATATTGATGCTGTTGAATCTGCTAAATCAGATGATGCTCGTGACTTACGTTATTTCCAAGTAATCGAATCAAGTACTATTGGTAAAGTAGCTGCTGGTACTGGTGCTGCTTATGTTGGTGCTGTTCAAGACGCTATCTTAGCAATCATCGCTAGTGTTGATGCTGGTGCTCGTAAAGGTTGTAAGTTCTATGTGTCACAAAGCATGTGGCTTGAGTTAATGAAACTACGTGATTTAGACGGTCGTTCATTACTATGTCCTGATGTTTCTGGTGCTGCTGCTGGTACTTTGTTTAACTTCCCAGTTGAAGTTGAATATCACTTAGGTGACGTTGTAACTGGTGCTGTTCCATTAGTGTTCGGTAACTTAGCTGAAGCTTTTGAGCTTTTATCAATCGGTGAATCATTCACACAAGAAAACCCATATACAAATCCTGGCAACATCCAGTTGTATTATGAAACTCGTGTTGGAACGATCATGAAAGATAGTACTCAGTTGAAACTATTCCGCATCAAGTAATAGAGGTGGGATATGTATAAGATCACTAAAAGACCTTTAATATCCCCTGTTTCTGTTTCAAAAGTTGAGCAACATTTAAGAATCAGTGATGAAAGTGAAAGAGATCACTTAGAGTCACTGATTCAAGCTGCTACTGATTATGTTGAGCAATACTGCAATATTAAGATAATGACCACTCATATAGCCATTGAGCTAAACACAAAAGCTAATCAACCCATACAGCTGTTATTCGGTGATTTAAAATCGATTCTAAGTGTATATGTTGACGATGTTTTACTAGATAACTCTGAGTATCGTGTCAGTTACATTAAAAACAGTATTGTCTTCAACAACAGTTACAGCAACACAGTAATCAACTTTGTCGTTGGCACTGATGATGTTAATGAAGTCCCACCAGCAATAAAGCAAGCAATCCTCTTAATCATCGGTACTTTCTATGAACATAGAGAGCAACAAACTGAGCTAAATCTTAAAGAAATACCATTCGGTGTTGAGAATCTTTTAGCTAAGTTCAGATATATGTGAGGTGGTTATGCAAGCAGGGAAGCTTAATAAACGTTGCCAGTTAATCAGGACAACAGAAGTCATTGATGAGATAGGGCAAGTAAAACATGAGTTGAACTCAGTAGCTACATTCTACGCTGACGTAACTAAAGTACAAATAGACGAAGCACTGTTACAGCAAGTCAAAAAGCAGAAAACAGTATACACAATCAATACTCGTTACATATCGCAAGAAATAAGCAATGAAGATATTATTTTATATAATAATCAGCAGCTTGAAGTTCTATCTGTTGACAATGTTAATGACGCTAACCGCGAGTTGATTATTATTGCTCAAAGCTTGAAGTGAGGTGCTTATGTCATATAAATACACTCACGTTGACGGCTTGAAAGAGTTAGATGATGCATTAGCTGAAATAGGTGTTAAAGCGGGTACTAAACTGCTTAGAAACGCTGGTAAAGCGGCTATGCAAGTGGTTTTAGATACGGCTATTGCACTAGTACCACAAGACACACAAGTCTTGCGAGAAAGCTTATCGTTACGTGTATCAACATACAAAAATGAGAAGCAAATAAATCGTGAAAGTAGAGAGTTAGGATTAACAGGTATCGACAAGCCTACTATGGCTTTTAAGGTTGGTAACTTTAAACGTGTTAAACATGCAGGAACTAACATAGATAGTCGATTTTATATATTGGCTACTGAGTTCGGTACAAGTAAACAAATAGCTACTCCATTCTTACGACCAGCACTTGAAAACAATCAATCGCAAGTAATCAACACATTCAAACAATCACTTTCATTAGGCTTAATACGTGAGTCGATGCTTATTGCTGCGAAGAATGCTAGAGCGGTTGCTAAAGCAGCTAAGGCCGCTAGAAAAGCAGGAGGTAATCCATGATTGATATCGCATTAAAATGTGAACTTGAGAAGTTTAATGTGCCTGTTTATTACATGATTGCTCCTGCAAGTGCAGAGGATAACTTCATCGTCATAACACCACTAAGTAATCAGTTTTATTCATTAATGAATCCAACATATAACGTTAACTTTCAGGTGACTATATACAACAAGTCAGTGATGAATGGTCGCATATTACAACAAGAAATCTTTGATAAGTTTTATTGTTTCTCAGGTGATATTCAAACAAGTTCAAATCAAAAAACGTTCAGAGTATTAGGCACAAGTTTAATGGAACAACAGCCAGTATTTGAAAACGACACAAAACTTTATCAGTTCATAACAGATTTAACTCTACTAATGAACACAAGGTAAAAGATAGACAATAAGGAGGCCAAGGATGGCAGTCACAAATCAACGCTCAACAGGCTTAGCTACTCGTATTTTTATGGGTGATGTAGGCGCATTAATAACAGCAGTCGCAGTACCAGCAAACATGATCGCTTATGTTTCTGATGTTTCAGGTTTAACTAACTCAGCAAGTACAGTAACTGGTAGTGAATACGCAAATGGCACAGCTGGTAGTGGTTATACACTTAACAAAGCAGGTGTTAAATCAGCGGGTCCAGTTACATTAGTACTTAACTACGTAACTAATGACGCAAGTATGCTTCGTTTACGCAATGCTTACACTTCAGGTAGTTCACATTCATTCGTAGTTGAACTAGGTGAAACTGAAGCTTACGTGGGTTCACAATATGTTCAAATGACTGGTTCTGTTGGTTCATTTGATATTTCAACTGGTGCTGATGCATATCGTCAAGTAACGATTCGTATCGATCTTGAGGGTGGTTTCACCTATCCAGTTAAAGCGTAATAGCTTTTTTTCGGTTAGCTGTGAGCATAATCACTCACAGCTAACCAACATAAATACATTATCAAAAACGGAATAACATAATACTAAACAATAAAAGCAACAGTTTGAGAGCCTTTGCTTTAGGAGATTAAAATGTCTAAAACAACTAATACAACCAGTACAACTAATACAGAACACCAAGAACAACCAAAACCAGCTTTAACACTTTTACAAAAGCTATGTAAGCAACGATTAACTAAACGTACACTTGAAGATGGTACTGATATCTACTTACAAGGTATGTCGTTGAGAGCACACGATGCATTAGTAGAAGATTATGGTTATAATATGGACACATTGGTCAAACAAGGCTTAGTCCATTGGTTACGAGCTGAAAACGGTGAACAAGTTTTCAATGAAGCAGAAGACGTAGAACAGCTAGATCCCGTAATGATTAGTGAACTAAGTGAAGTCATTATAGGGTGGTTACAAGATCCGCTGGGAAAGAAGAAAACAACGGTGAGTTAAGAGAACAAGATTACTATGTTGCTTTGATTTGTGATGTTTTCAAAAAGCTTCCGTCTGAAGTTAAATCTATGGATTACGAAGATTATTTTTTATTACGTGAATATTGTAAGAAATATAAATGTGGCACTGAATGGGATACTATGAAGTTCGCAAGATTAATACAGTTTGTTGCTGCCGCACCTCATATGAAAAGAAATCCCGACCTCGATATATACGATATTTTCCCTCATCATTTCAAACGTGACGTTGTTGTTGAATCAAATGATAAGGTAGCAAATGCATTCTATATGATGCTTTCAATGGCTACACCAGAGCAGCCTATATCCACAGATGAAAATATTGAAAATATTGAAGCTATAGAACCTACTGAGCAATCCGAACAATCACATCAATAATCAGAACTAATCATATCTAATCAACTCACCGTTACATATTCTCAAACTGGGATATTCCCGTTATAAAGCCCTTCGGGGCTTTTTTTTTGACCAAAATCTGTGCATGGATGCAACAGAATGAAAAGGAAGTCATATGTCAAATATAGCAACATTAAGCGTCAGCTTAGTAGCTAATACTGCTCGGTTTAGCCAAGCATTAGTATCTGCAAGCTCAAGCGCAAAAAAACATTCAGGTGATATAGGTAAGCACTTATCTAATATTGGCTCAACTGCTGGTGGTGTAATGGCCGCTGGTGTCACATTAGGACTTGGAGCTGTTACAGCGTTAGGTGCTGCTATTGTTGCTAATACAATAGATACCGCTAAAAACGTAAAAGAACAGGTTAACTTAGCACGACAAATAGGCGTGAACGTTAACCAATACAGAGCACTAACAACTCAGTTAAGTACGTTCGGAGTATCAGCTGATGATGCTTATAGCGCATTAAAGGATTTGAACTTAAAGGTTAGTGAGTTAGCTATTACTGGTGGTGGTGCTTTTAAAGACTTCACAGATACAGTTAATGTTGATTTAAAAAGTTGGAACAGTAAGAGCGCGATTGAACAGTTATCGTTATTAGATGAAGCAACTTCAAAAATGTCTGACAACAACCGCAGACAGTTCGCAGATGCATTAGGTTCAGATGCATTGTTAAAAGTATTAGACGCGCTTAAAGCTAGCGGTAAATCAGTGACTGAAGTTGTTGCTGATTACAAAGCTATGGGTGGTTTTGTTACTGATACTGACATTAGTTTATTAAGTTCAGCTTATGAAATGTGGACTAAGTTAGGCACACAAATAGGGATTATTCGTGAACGTTTCGCAGTAGCTTTCGCTCCAATGCTTGAGCCTATTATGAAAATGGCTAGTGATTACTTAACAGAGATTGAAAGCAAAGAGGGCGGTCTAAGAAAGTGGGCTTTTGATTCAGCTAAAACAATGACTGAAGCAGTATTTGATGTGGCTGAGTTCTTAGTTACAACTTTCGGAAACATCTATAACGCTATCATAGGGGTTCACAATGCTTGGGCTAATATGCCTAATACTGATGCTGAACCTATTAAGCTTGAGCTAACAACTGGTGATTTAGAGAAACAGTTAAAAGACCGTACTGATATGTTGGTTAATGCTGAACAGCGATTGCAAAAAGCACTTGATGCTAAAGCTGAGACTAACAAAGTCATTGAGAACTCAACATTTCCATCTATCCACAGTATGCGAAGTGAGGGTAATGATAAGGTTATTAGTAAATGGCAAGATGAAGTAAATGCAATAAAGTTAGAAGTCAGTAGTTTGCAAGGACAAATAGCAACATCTATTGATAGCGGTGCTCTTGGTGGTTTGAAAAGTGTTAGAGCTAGAACCAATAAGTTCTTAGATGATTTAAACAAAGATATAGATAATGTTCAAAGCAAGAAAGGAACAACTGATTTAGGCGCAACGACTAAAGGTAATGATTCTGGTTCTGCTGGTGGTACTGTTAATGGCACTGGTAGAAAAGATGCTTTGAGTGAATACAATGCAATCATTTCATCTGCTATAGGTGTGAATAAGACTATTGAGAATAGTTTTAATGAATCACAGTTAAAGCTTAATGAATACGTTAAAAATGGATATTTAACTCGTGATGAGTTTGATAAAGCTCAAGCTATTCTAACGATTGATCGTGATAAGCAGTTGCTTGATACACGTATACAGAACTTGAATACATTAGGGCTAACTAGAGAAGCTAATACACTTCAATATCAATCTGAACTGGATTACATCAACAAGCTTGAATCACTTAATGAGATTTCAAATGCTCAAGCTACTGAAGCTCGTATTGAGCTAGGGAATAAAGTAGCTGCTCAAGAACGTTCATACGCTCAAGAAAAAATCGAAAACCTTAATGCTGTCGGATTAGCTGATAAAGCTAGAACACTTCAAATGCAAAATGATCTACAGCTTATTTCTGATATGCAAGCTGAGGGGTTATTAACTGAGCAAGAAGCTAATGATGCTCGTGTTGAAATGGGTGAAGCGTTAGCACTTGAAAGGGCTAATACACTTGAAAGTATTGGGTTAGAAAGTGAAGCGTTAGCGATTAAGAATGAACTTGAAATGGAAAACTTGAAGCAGTTATATGATGACAAGTTAATCACTCAACAAGAATATCTTGATGCTAAAGCTGAAATGGAAAATGAGCATTTAGAAACACAACAAGAAGTATGGGTTGAGTCACTATCTGGCTTTCAAGAAGATATGTGGGGTATGTGGGAATCAATATCGTCAGGTGTCGCTGATAGTTTTACTAGCATGATGATGAATGGTGATGATTTTGGTAAATCAATGAAGAACGTCTTTAAACAAATGGCTGTTTCATACGTAGCTGAAAAGATAAAGATGTTCTTGATTGATAAAATGTACGCAATGATTGCTGGTAAGTCTAACGCTCAAGCATCAGTAGCTAAAGGTACTGAGAAAGTCGCTGAGGCTGGATTAAATGCGTTAACTTCATTCGCTGCTGCTCCTTGGCCTATTAACTTAGGTGCTCCTGCGTTCTCTGCAATGATCAGTGGTTTAGCTGCTGGTTATGGAGCAACAATGACATCTGCTGCTGTATCTGGCGCGTCTGCTGTAGGTCAGTTCCATGACGGCGGTACTATTCCTTATGATGGTACTTTCTACTTACAAAAAGATGAAGTCGTTGTGCCACGTGCTAAAGGTGCTGCTGCTATTACAGCTCTTGAAAAGATTGATACTGCTACAGCGAAAACAGAACAACCTACTCAACAACCCGTTAATGTGAACGTGACTATTACTGCTACAGATAGTAAATCATTCGTTGATCAAATGAACAATATTGAGGGGTATTTCAATCAAATGGTTTATAACGCTATTAATCAATAATCAATAATCAATAACCAACAAGTATCCAAACTAGGGTTAGCATTTGTGCTAGCCCTTTTTTTATAAATACAACAACAAAGGAGGGCATATGACCACATTTCCGTATAACCGCTGGGAAGATAAATCAGTATCAGTAAATGACGTTAACGATATTGATACAGATACAACTTTAAATGGGACAGTCGTTAGAAAAAACAACGGCTTCCAACAATACGAGTTCGAAGGAACTACATTACTTCAATCACAAAAAGAAGCTAAATCGCTTTATGCATTCTTAGCAAGCAAGTCAGGTAACTATGAAAGCTTTAAGGTTCAAATACCATTAGGTTTACAGTTACTTGATAGCACACATCCTTTAACTGTAAATGTTAAAGAAACAACAGAAGCTGGTGAGACTTCAATAGCATTAGTCCCATCAAGTCAGCTTGAGAGTGGTACTTATTTTAACTTCAGTAACCACAGCAAACTCTACACAGTCATTTCACATGACACGTTAACAAGCGTATTAGTGATTCATCCTGCATTGCGTGTTGATGTTGATTCAACTACTTACGTTGATTTTGATGCACACATATATGGATATCAAAAGTCTAATGAACTAGAGAGAGCACCACACACAGCTAACTATCAAAAGTTCAAACTTAAAATAATCGAGGACGTGTAATGGCACTATCAAATGATTTAAATAAGAACACGTTAGAAGTTAACTTTTTGTTTGAAATCCATATCAAAGAACAAAGCTTTTACTACACAGATTGTCCTTTTGACTTAGTTGTTGATGAACAGCGATACAGCAGCTTAAACATTATTAAGAAGTTCGATAACGTAAAAGAGTCAGCAAAACTAGATAGTAAAGGAGTAAAGATTGTACTTGTTGGGTTAGATGAAACGATTCGAAACTTGTTTGTATCAACAGATGCTTTAAATAGCCAAATCAAGATAATCACAGCATTCAGACAAGGCAATAAAGTTACTAGCATTTATAACTATTTTAACGGGTATGTGAAGACAGCTAAGTTCAAATCAGCCAAAAAAAGCGACTTAACAATCACTACAAGCACACAGCTTAATCTTGATTTTAAAGCTAGTTCACGTACGAACCATAGCGAACAAACATCACGTTACCCAAACGACAACTTCTATAAATACTCGACAATGACGGACATGGAAGTTAGCTGGAAAAAACAAAACACTTAATCTTTTACTTTTACTAAATCTTAAACGGAACTTAGGAGCAAGTACTAAGCAGCTAACACAGAAAGAGTTAACACAGGAGGCCAAGGATGGCTGAGAAAAACCACAACCCATATTCAACTCAACAACGATCTATTTCAGGTATTAATGCATTCGCATCACCTGATTTTAATGTTGAGTTACTTAACTATGATCGCTTTCTAGAAACTAAATCAGGCGACAAAAGAAAGCCTGTTATCTATGGTGAAACTCGTACTGGCGGCATCTTAGTATTTCAAGACTTAGTAGGTCCGAATAAAGATTATTTGCTGCAAGTTTATACAGTATCTGAGGGCGAGATCCACAGTGTACCAGCTGTTTACGTGAATGGTTCTGATTCACGTAACAGTATGTTTTCAGCTACTGTTGAACAAATAAAAGGTGTGATTGTTAAAAAGCACCCATTTCAAAAAACCACTATTGAATACGACATAAAATATCAATCATTCTTTGATACTTTACAGGTAACATCTGGTTCACAGCGTACGATTTACACACAAGTTTCAACAGGTAGAACTGACTACACAACAACACCATTAACAATAGCTAAGCTAAGTCCTAAATGGGATGACACTTTCCAAGGTAACGGTTCAGCAGCAGTAGCAGTACTAATAGACTTATCAGCATTTGATGTTGAACCAAAGATTGAGTTCAATATTAAAGGGCAGCTAGTTCGTGATATTAGAACTGAATCAAATGAAAAGGTATGGAGTAATAACCCAGCTTTATGTTTGTATGATTACCTAACTAACAGTCGCTATGGTGCAGGTAAAGATCCATCTGTATTTGATATCAACAGTTTTATTGAACAAGCAGCAGTATGTGACCAGGTGATTAACCTTAAAACAGGTCAAAACTTACTTGCTAACACTAGTGCAAAAACAACGATTAGAGAGAGTGATAGCACGTTAGGCGGTAAGGTTATTAACATCGGTCCATCGCGTTTTCGCTCGCGAGCGCGTACTGACTTACATCGTGGCCATATCATTAATGATGGTTATGATGTAGTTGGTTTAATGGCTACTAACTCAAGTGCTGAAAACACTCAACGCGCACAAGCATTCAACAAGCAAATATTCGAGCAAGCTGGTTATCAAATCACAGACCCTATTCTGTTAATAAACACGCTTAGATATAAGAGTGGTGGTTTAACTAGTGGTGGTGATTATTATGGTTACGCAATCATCATTAATGCTAATGGCGAGTATGTAGCAGCCCTTGCTGGTAATGAAGATGTTGAAGTTACAGTTGAGCTAGCAGTTAAAAACAAACCTGTAGGTGATGTAGAGGAATCTGCTCGTTTTAGTTTTAACGGTATCATTGATCAAAGTGAAACCGTTAAAGATAACGTTGAGAAAATGCTATCTGAAATGAATGCTACTCTACCTCCTTATAACGGTCTTACACACCTAAAATGCCATGTACCATCAACAGTAGTAAAAACATTCGATTTATCTAACATTATTGGTGATATTGAATATGAGTTCGGTGACAGCGATACAAAATATAACGGTGTACAGGCAACGTATCGAGATCCTAACTTTGGTTATACTAATCAATCAGTTGTAACTATTGATAATAGCTATGATGGTGGTGATAGTAATAGCAAAGAGTTTAAAGAGCTTAATCTTAACTTCTGTAATAGCTATGGACGTGCTCATTACTTAGCGAGTATGTTTTTAAACAAAAGTAAACTACAAGACAGTATTAAGTTCACATCTACACACGTAGGTATCCAGTATCAAGTAGGTAATATTATTCGCGTTAATGACACTAAGAATAATATTGATCGTGCTTATAGTATTGTTGATAAAATAATCAACACTGATTCAACTGTTACGTTGCTCTGCTTAGTTTATGACACTGGTATTTTTGAAGTACTACAGCTAAACATTCCATACGATGCAAACTTACCTTTAACCACAACTACGATCACTGAATCATTAGATCCAGTAACTGATTTTACAGTTAAACAGGTCGCTTTTGATGTGGCTGGTAGTGCTGATTTAAGTTGGAAAGCATCAGCAGCAGTAGACCATTTTAACATTGAATATAAGACAACTGGTCAATATAAGTTACTAGCTAAAACAAACGATCTTTCATTCAGAGCAGTAAGTTTAAAATCTGGTGCGTATACATTTAGGATTCGTGCTTGTAATAAACTTGAAACGCTTGTGAGTGATTACGTATCAGCAACACTAAACATCAATACAAACGTGGTTGAGTTTCCATCTGTTTCAAATGTGGCAGCAGAGTTTACTAGTGTTGATGCTGTCGTTAAGTGGGATGATTTACGAAATACTGCTTTTGTAGATGATAGTAATCCATTAAGCGTTAATAACAGCACTTATCGCCCTTTTATTAGTGGATATGAAGTGCGTGTTTATTCAGGTACAAGTCTACGTAGAACAGAAGTTGTTACTGATCCGTCTTATAGATACACATTAGATAAAAATGCTGCTGATGGATTGAAACGCAGTATAAAGTTCGTTGTCCGTACTATTAACACAATGAATCAAACTGGTTCAGCTACAGCAACAGTAACAGTAGTAAACAGCCAAATAGCAGCACCAATCGATGTTGTTGTTAATGTTGATTACGATACTTTCTACGCCAGTACATTTAAGCCTATTGAGCTTGATTACAATGGTACTCAGTTCCACATGAGCAAAACAAAAGGCTTTACACCAAGCTCAAGTTCTTTAGTCGCTGATGTTAGGGATAATACTTTCAGTAAGAGTTTGAGTGTAGGTAAGTGGTATTGCCGTATTGGTCATTATGATGTTTTTGATAAAACGGGTATGAACTTTAGTGCTGAAAAAGAGGTTGTTTTAACTGAAGTTACTTTAGCTGATATTGACGTTGATGGGATTATTGCTGGTATCAATGAATCATTACAAAATGAAGCTGTTGAACGAGCTAGAGTTGATATTCAAAATGCTCAAGATGCATTGTTATTAGTAACACAAGAAGCTAGTGATCGTGCAGCAGCTATCCAAGCTGAAACAGTTGCTAGAACTAATGCAGTAGCTAAAGAAGCTAGTGATCGTGCTACAGCTATAACAACAGCAGTAGCTAGTGAAACATCTGCTAGAAATACAGCAATCACAGCAGAAGCTACTACTAGAGCTAATGCTATTACTGCTGAAGCTAGTGCTCGTCATGATGCGTTGATAGCCGAGGCTAGTGCTCGTGGTACTGCTATTAGTAATGAAGCTAAATCACGTTCAGATGCAGATGGTGCTTTATCATCACGTGTTGATGTTATTAGTGCAGCTACTGGTTCAAATGCAGCAGCAATAACAGCTGAAGCAACAGCTAGGACTAATGCTGACAGTGCTTTATCAACAAGAGTAGATAGTGTACTTGCTAAAAGTAATGCTAACTCAGCATCAATAAGCTCAGAAGTGACAGCTAGAACTAATGCAGATAGTGCTTTATCAACACGAGTAGATAGCGTACTTGCTAAAAGTGATGCTAACTCAGCTTCTATTACATCATTAACTAAAACTGTTACTGATAATAACTCAGCTACCGCGACACGTATTGATACAGTTGAAGCTACTGCTTTAACGCAAGCAGAAAACGCAGAGACAAGCGCTAAAACATTTGCTACAGCTAGTGTTAATACAGAAAAGAATGCGCGTATAACAGCAGACAGCGCGTTAACGACACGTATAGATACTGTTACTGCTACAGCAGATAAAAACAAAGCTGATATTGTTACTGTTAACACTGCGTTGACTACTAAAGAGCAAGCTTTAGCTCAAAGCATTACTAACGTTCAAGCTAATGTTGATGGCGTTGATGGAAAGTTAACAACTGAAAAGACTGCTAGATCAACAGCTGATACTGCTTTATCAACACGTATCGATACTGTTACTTCAACAGCTAACAAAAACAAAGCAGATATCGTTACTGTTAACACTGCATTTGCAACAGCTGATAGTGCTTTATCAACTCGCATTGATACAGTTACTGCTACAGCTAATAAAAACAAAGCAGATATTGTTACAGTTAACACTTCTTTAGCTACTAAAGAAGCTGCTTTAGCATCAAGTATCAATACTGTTCAAGCTAATGTTGATGGTGTTGATGGAAAGTTAACAACTGAAAAGACAGCACGTACAACTGCTGACACAGCTTTATCAAGTCGTATTGATACTGTTACTGCTACTGCTAATAAAAACAAGGCAGATATCACAACTGTTAACACGGCTTTAGCTGATGCAAATACTGCTTTCGCTTCATCTTTAACAAGTATGGAAACAGCAGTAAAAGCAGATGCAACTACTAAAGCAGACGCAGCGAAAGCAGCGGCACTAGTAACAGCAGCAGCTGATGCTAAAACTAAAGCAGATGCAGCGCTAGCAGCAGCTAAAACAGATGCAACTACCAAAGCTAATAGTGCTGAATCAAATGCAAAAGTAGCAGCAGCAACAGATGCAGCGAATAAAGCAGCACAAGCACTAGTAGATGCTAAAGCATACGCTGATACTAAAAAGACAGAAGCAGCTACTTATACCAATAGTAAGTATGACGCAGCAGTTCAACTTATTAATAATAAAGATAGTGCTCAAGCATCAGCACTAACCAGTATGGAAGCATCGGTTAAAACTTATGCCGATAGTATTAAATCAGGTATTAATATATTCCATGCTGATTATTCATATATCGATCCATTAAACCCACCACCAACACAACAAGGTGGTAATGGAACATTTGATTGGTCAAATGCATCAGTTGGTACAGGTGAAAACTCAACGCGCGGTATTGGTGCTGTTCATTTAAAAGTAGATGCTTCTGGTACTGAAAAGTTTGTTTTCTTATGTGAAAATGCATCAAAACCAAATATTAAAATCAAACCAAATAACAAGTGGATTTTAAGTGCATGGGTTTATTCTGTAGGTGGTGGTGTAGTTCAGTTGTATCTAAGAACACCGCTAAAATACTATGTTGTTGCTAGAAACGTTCCAGCTGGTGTTTGGACACGTATTAGTGGAGTGGTTAATCTGGATGGTGATTTATCTACTGAGGCATTAGTTCGCATAGATGCTGATGGTTCAAATCACGAACTATATGCTACTGATTTTATGGTTGAAGTTGCTCCAGATGCAACATCATCCGTCCCGAGTATATATTCACCTGCTATTGGTGGACTTATATCTAAAGATGAAGCAGCTACTTATACGAATAGTAAGTACGACCAAGCAGTTACTTTGATTAATAGTAAAGACTCAGCACAAGCATCATCGTTAACAGCAATGGAAACAGCAGTAAAAGCTGATTCAAAATCTAAAGCTGACGCAGCAGAAGCAGCAGCTAAACTAGCAGCAGCAGCTGACGCTAAAACTAAAGCAGACAACGCTTTAATCGCAGCTAAAAGTGATGCAACTACTAAAGCTAATAATGCAGAATCAGCAGCTAAACTAGCAGCAGCACAAGATGCAGCTAATAAAGCAGCACAGGCACTAGTAGATGCTAAAAAATATGCAGACGATAAAAAAACTGAAGCAGCTACTTATACCAATAGTAAGTATGACGCAGCAGTTCAACTGATTAATACAAAAGACTCAGCTCAATCATCTGCATTAACAAGTATGGAAGCTAGTGTAAAAACTGATGCGACTAACAAAGTTAACGCAGCTAGTGAAATAGCTAGTTCAATGTATAACTTAATACCTGATGCTGGTTTTGAGAAACCATTTAAAGATGGTTTACCACTCGGATTCGACTCAACCGCAGGTAGTATTTCAACTTCGCTTATTACGGTTAAATCACGTGATGCATCTGATGTTTGGGGTTTAGATTATAACGGACTAACTGGTGAGATATCACAAGGTGCTCCTGATGGAACTAACCTAGGTAAGTATCGTGAAATAAGATCTCTACCTATATCAGTAACAGCAGGGCAGCGTATAGGCTTTAGTGTTTATGCAGGTGTTCATCGTTGTAAAGTGTCTGCGTTCATTTATTTCTTTGATAAAGATAACAGTATTGTTGGTAATAGTGGTTTTGGTAATAATGATAATGAAGTTAATGGTGGTAAAAACTTATCTAACTATAAACGCTTATCAAGTTATAAAGATGTTCCTGATGGAGCTGTTTATGCTAGAGGTGTTTTGAGAAAGTTTAACACTGATCAAGGCCAAGAAAGTTCATTTGTTTTTTATGTCATGCCGCAAATATCACTGTGGGGTGCTTCGCAAACAACACCACCTACTTGGTGTAATACTGCTAAGGTAGATGCTGCTATAGTTGGAGCAGATCCAGCAGGTTCAGCTGATGCAGCACTAACAGCCGCTAAAACATATTCAAACAGCAAATACGATCAATCTGTTGAGCTTATTAATAGTAAAGATGCAGCACAAGCTACATTAATCACTTCACTAGAAACTAATATTACTCGTGTTAGTGATAATAGTGAGCAGCAAGTATCTGACGATTGTATTTTTAATAGTCGTTTTACATTAAAGAACAAAGAGAATAGACCTACTGGTTGGTTCGCTACTTACACAAACGCAACTCCTAATAATATTGGATATGCTACGAATGCAGCAGATGGCGCGTATTTAAAACACCCAACTGATTCAAGTATTGGTATGTGTTCAACAGCGTTTAGAGTACGTGATGGTGTTGAGTATATTATTCGCATTCGTGTAAAAGCTGATGTTGCTAAATCAAACGGCTTTTATTTTAGAATGCAGGAATACGATGCAGAGTTACCGCGCGGTAAAGTAGCTATTGGTAACTCAACTAGTGAAGCCGTTGTTCAGCAAAGTACACGTCAAATAACGTCATTTCATGAAAACAAAGACATAACCACTTCATGGAAAGAGTTAACGTGGACTTATAAACCAACAGTAACAGCACAATACGCTAGCGCATTATTAATGAACTGGGATGGTATGGGTGCTGGTAACGCTTTGTATATTGATTATGTGAGTATTGAAGCTGTTGTATCGAAAGACTACACCAACGCCAAATACGACCAAGCTGTCACATTGATTAATAATAAAGATAGTGCTCAAGCTACCGCGTTAACCACTATGGAAGCTACTGTAAAAAGTTATGCTGATAGCATTAAATCTGGTGTGAATATCATCCATGCTGATTATGCGTATATCGATCCACTTAATCCTCCACCACTTCAAAAAGGTGGTACGGGTACAGTTGATTGGTCAAATGCAGCAGTTGGTACAGGTGAAAACTCAACGCGCGGTATTGGTGCATTACATATTGTTTCAACCAATGGAACTGAGTGTTATGCGTTTTTATCGGATAGCGCTGTTGGTAACAACAACATCAAGATTAAGCCAAATAATAAATGGATAGCTAGTGCTTGGGTTTACTCAGTAACTGGTGGCCAAGTTCAGATTTATTTGCGCACAATGAAACCTGCTTACTACGCAGTAACGAAAGTGATTCCTGCTGGTGAGTGGACTCGTATTAGTGGTGTATTGAACTTAACGGGTGATTTATCAACTGAGTGTGTTATGCGCCTAGATGCTGATGGCGTAGGTCATGAAGCTTATTTTACTGATGCGATGATTGAAGTTGTATCAAATAATAACTCAACTGAACCCAGCGTATATTCACCGCCTGTTGGTGGTTTAATATCAAAAACAGAAGCTGTTACATATACAAACAGTAAGTATGACCAAGCCGTACAGCTTGTTACTACAACTGATAGTGCTATGGCTACTCGTGTTGATGGTTTAACTACAACAGTAGGCAATAACACCTCAAGCGTTAATACTTTAAGTACTAGCGTTAACGGATTAAAAGCTGAATACACGGTTAAGGTTAACTCAGTTGGTCATGTTGCTGGTATTGGTTTAAGTAGTGGGCCAATGGGAAGTGCTTTCATAGCACAAGCAGATCGTATTGTTCTTGCTAACAGTACTGGTGGCAGTGGTGTTGCGCCATTTAAGCTAGTGAATAACGTTGTTTATTTGAATACAGCAGTGATTCAAAACGCGAGTATTACAACTGCTCACGTAGGACAGCTTGAAGCTAGTAACATCAAAGCTGGTGCTATTAATGCTACTCACATACTTGGTGATACGATTACAGGCGATAAAATCAAAGCTGGCACAAAAATATCATCACCTATCATTGAGGGTGGTCAGGTGCGCTTACTAGGCACTAACTATATGGAGATTAGTTCAGCTACTCCATTTGGTCCTGATAGTTTAGTGAAATGGTGTGGTGCTAAGTTAATGTCAGGTAGTGAGCCAAACTTTGCAGCGTTAAGAAAATCGAATGCTACTCAGTATGTAACAGCTAATGGTGATGCTTACTTTGGTGGTGCTTTATCAGCTGGTATTTTAAAGAATGGTTTAGATACCACTTTATTAACTCCTTATACTGTTGGTTCTTATATGAACGAAGTTGGGCCGTTCTCAAGTAATGGCAAAGCGAAGAATGTTGTTGTTTCATATAACGAGCATGGTGTATCAACTTCGTCATCATCACCCGGATCTAGTCTTACACAGCAAAAGCTTCAATGGCAGCTTGAACGCTCTATTAATGGTGGTTCGTGGGTTACAGTTAGTTCAGGTACTTTTACTGGACCAACTACATCAGATTATGACGCTGAAACAAATAGATACACGATTATGGGTTACTGTAATGGTTCAACTACATTCACAGATAACACTACCACAGTAGGCACTTATGCTTATCGTATTAAAGTTCTAGCGTTTACTAGATTCCACGCCACATCAAGCGTAACTACTCAAGTATTATCGCTAATATCAACAGAGCAATAAGGGATAGCCTGCTGTAGAAGTACAGCAGGCAACAAGGAGGTTTTATGAAATCGTTATCAAGCGAAGTATTAGGTGATTTATGGATAATCAAATAATACTGACATTAATAGTCACTGCTATTTTTGCAGTTATTGGTTATCTAGCTAAATCAAAAATAGGGTCTATGGAAAGCAAAGTTAGTGACTTGGAAAGGCACAACCAAAAGCACTCAACACAACAAGCGGTTGATGATGATAGATGGAGACGTCAAGACATTACTAACAAGAAAGTGGATGAGGGGCAGAGTGAAATGGCTGTGGTTAAGAACCAAATCGGTACATTGCACTCACATATTGACGACATTAAAGCTACTCAAAAAGAAATGAATGGAAAGCTTGAC